CAAATTTGTAACCATAGTTTTGACTAATGTTTTCACTTGTTTCACGTACAAGCGACGAAGTGACCAGTGATCCATGCATAGCTGAGAACAAGCTCCCACCAAATACACCAGCAACCCCGAGCATGTGGAAGGGGTGCATGAGTATGTTGTGCTCGGCTTGGAATACCAACATATAATTAAAAGTACCGGAAATGCCAAGAGGCATAGCGTCGGAAAAAGAACCTTGTCCAAACGGGTAAACAAGGAAGACAGCAGAAGCTGCGGCAACCGGAGCAGAGTATGCGACAAAGATCCAGGGCCTCATTCCGAGTCGGTAACTAAGTTCCCATTCGCGTCCCATGTAAGCGTAGACACCGATAAGGAAGTGAAAGATGACCAGTTGAAATGGTCCACCGTTGTACAGCCATTCATCAAGACTTGCTGCTTCCCAGATGGGGTAGAAGTGAAGTCCGATAGCGTTTGAAGACGGGACAACTGCTCCCGATATAATGTTATTTCCGTACAGGAGCGATCCTGCAACTGGTTCACGAATGCCATCTATGTCTACGGGTGGTGCTGCAATGAATGCAATGATGAAGCAGGTTGTAGCTGCTAGTAATGTTGGAATCATTAGGACTCCAAACCAACCAACATATAGTCGGTTGTTAGTACTGGTTACCCAGTCACAAAAGTCATTCCAAATATTCTGTTGTTTTTGTAGCGTAATTGTTGCGGTCATTAAAGTAATAGTTCATGTGTGTTTGTTCTAGTAAGTAAGACCATTTTAAAGACTTGGCTGTCTAGAGCTAGGGAGGGAATTGCACCCCCCATTAAATCTATTTAGCTTTTTTAGCTGTCTTAGCAGACCGCTTAAAGTTTTTTGCTGTCGGAGCACCTTTAGAACCAGGGCTCCTCATCTTTTCTCCACTACCTTTCTTAATGCGTTCACGCTTGGCATGGATGTTTGCATAAAGTCCTTTACTCATTACCAAATACCAGGAATCAATTGACCAGTTACTGCATATGCACCGAGTGCTGCGATGACGCCAAGCATTGCAAGGCGACCATTTAATAGTTCTGCTTTAGGGTTGTGTTCTTTTACGTCCATTACTTCAATCCGAGGTTCTTGTGGCCAGATTTGTGTATCGTTCATCAGAAGTTGTACTTAACTCCTACCTTTGTTCCGTAGTTATTTACGCTGTCAAATGCTGCTGACAATTCTCCGTACACTGACACTCGATCAGTTGCTTGAATAGAACCACCAACCTTACCTGTCAGTTTGGTTTCCTCTTCACCGCCATCAGGTGCGAAAATAGATGGGCCAGCTTGGACGTAGTAAGCACCAAAGTCAGTAGCACTTTCATAACCAATGTGGAAGTCAGTTACATGACCACCAAAGTTTGAACCAGTAAAGCCAGCATTGTTTTCAACGTTGACATAAGGACCAGCAACTGCGGGAGTACCCAATGCAGCGGCTGACAGAATTGCAATAATTTTTTTCATTGTATTTAATAAGGGTTGTTGTTTAGAAATTAACGTTTGAACTTTCAAGTTTTGTCATCACCTCTTGGCGATAGGCTGGGTCACGGTCATAGCGTGGGTCTTGCATTGCAGCGACCACTTCTGCTTGACTCTTAAAACCTTTCACTGTATTGCTTGGTGCTCTACCTTGTAGTAGTTTTCCTTCTACACCAATCTTGTCATTGTATTTATAAGCAAGTGATTGCATAGCAAAGTATGCAGCATTTCTATCTCCTGCTTCCATCACTGCATCATACATATTGATTTCGGCTTCCTCTAAATTAGAGCTTGCCCAAGCAACCATGTCTGTATAAGCCTGTTCGCCGCCTACATAATCTTTCAAACTCTTTGCATCACTCTCTGTAAGAGTTTGTGTGTTTTGGTTAGACCTATAATCCAAATACATCTTTGCAAGATCTTCAGGTTTTGCTCCTGATAGTTCTTTCAAGGTGTCTTCAGAAAACTCACCTTTTGATTCTTCCCAAAGTCTGTCAAATAGTGAAGCATCAGTTGGTTCATCTACTTCTTCTTCTGGCTCTGGTTCCGCTTCTTCGGTTTGTTCATCTTTAGGACTACCAAGTTTTTTCTGAAGTTCAATGTAAGCAGCTTCTAGCTCTTCAGCGTTTTTGTATTTACCAGCAAGCATTGTCTCTTGCTGCTGCTCCATCTCTTCTCCAATTTGCAGAGACTCTTGTTCATCTGCATTAAGTTCTCCCTGATTGTTTTCGTCAGAGAGCATAGACATTACTTCTGCCATATATTATTTATTGTGGTGGTTGTTGTTGTTGAGCTGCCTGTTCCATCATTGCTACTTCTCCATTTCTTGATGGATCCATAACAGGTGTCTTCATTGCCTCAATCTGCATCTGCTGTTGTTGCATAGCCATCTGTTGTTGCTGTGCAGCAGCAGCTTCTTGTTGTACTTCCTGCATAGAACGTACAAGGTTCAGTACATCAATACCTTGAGAAGCAGCCAGACGTTTGATTACCTCATCTGTATTGATGAACTGTGCGATAGCTTCAGGACCTAGTGTTTGAGCTAGAATTGTTAGGAATTGACCTAAGCTTTCTCTATCCTGTCCACGTCCAAGTGCATTGATACCTGCAACAATTGTAGGTTTGACAATGTTCTTAGGAATTTTAGGAATCTCTCCTTTCTTCTGTGCTTCGCTTAGTTTTCTATTCAGATAAGGAACTAAGAAGTCAACAGTAAGTAGGGAGAATAGTCCCCCAAGTTGTTGCTCCAATTCCATCTGAGTCATTCTGACTTCTTCAGCTGTTGTGCGTTCTGACTGTCTGATGTTCATTATCAAGAATGCATCACTAAGTCTCCGCTCTAAAGTTCCTGCCATTTCATAAGCAGTTCTGAAGTCAGCTGTCTTACCAACTTGAATGACTCCGATGTCATCAGGTCTACCCTGAATGATTGCACCGTTGCCAGCTGCTGCCAGCGTGGATGGTTTAGTTGTACTTGAAGGTGATACTGTAAATACTACTTTTGCAGCTGCTGCAGAGCCTTCTACCAGTGCCTGAGAGAGTCCTTCTAATGACTTCAGGTCTCCAATAAATTGACCTACCCTGCCTCTACCGTAGCCTTCACCATCCACTGTATTAAAGCGTAGGGGAATCCAAGGATTGATATCTATTGGTGCTTTACCACGTGATTCATTCAGTACTTTGTCGTTTACTTCTTGATGCCAGACGAATCTATTGTTGTCTCGCTTGATATGCGTGTAGACATCAACGTCATCACTGTATTCATTGTCATCAGTTACTTGATTAGTTTCTAGAACTTCCTTTGGTAGTTGGTTCTCGATCAAGTCTTTTGAGATTCTTTCCTTTGTAACTATTTCAATCACTTGACCGTTACCATCCCGATCCACTACGTAGCGGTTCAGAGGGTATACCTTTAGTCCATACTTACTCATGTAAACTAGAGCGTTACCAGCTACTACTAAATGTAGTAATGCTTGGTGTACTGCAACTCGATCATCTGAAGCTGAGATTGATTCAAGAATAATCCTCTCTACTTTCGCAAAGGATAGATCAAGTTCTGATTTCATCTCTGGTGGAAACTCTTCACCGAGTTGACTTTCGTCTAGTTGTAGCTTAAAGAAACTTGTCTGTACAGGTAGTAATGCAAGCATTAATTTACTTGCTAATGTCACACATCCTTTTGCCCCTACCGATTGGTATGGAGTCTTAAGTTGTTTCATACCTGACATGTGCTCTTCATGTCCACGGATTAAATATGGAAGGGTAAGCTCTGATGCTTGCCGTGCTTCTTCTAAGAATTGGGAACGGTCGCTTGCTAAATAGTCATACCTTGTTCTTGCTGACATTTAAGTTACGTTCAATGCTTTGTCTTTGATCTTTTTGATGCGCAAACCACTTCGGCTAAATGTACCTTTGACACCTTGACGTGCCATTGCTGCGCTATCACTAGCTGATCCCGTGGATGCTCCTTTAATACCAAGAACTGATTCTCGATTGTTGGGGTTCATGGTAGCCTTCATTGTATTTTCCATACTCTTCAGATTTTTGTCATACGCACTTTGCTGGCTTGCCATTTGTGTACGTATGCTTGCCATCTGACTATCAAACCTAGACTGCAGACTTTTCATTTCCTGCTCTCTTCGTTTCTGTTGTTCAGCAGCGTCTCTATAAGATTTAAATAATGCTTGTGCTCCACTTTGAAACTGAACACCTTCAGCAGCAGCTTGCCTTTGCATTTCTTCGTAAGACAAACCAGCAGCACTAGCAGCATCTACAGCTTGTAAACCTGCGTGAGCCATGGTGCCTTCGTTGCCGCCATACTTACCAATGAATGTACCTTGACGTGCATTGAGATAGTCCTGTGCTTTGTGGCCAAAACTGATACCTTCACGTCCAGCTTGTGCTTGGATTTGATGGACAGTCATCCCAGCATCAATTGCTCTTTGTACAGCAGCCATGCCTGAGTGAGCCATTGTCTCGGTATTACCACCGTATCTTCTAATAAAACTCATTGGTTTTCTTCCATATATTGAATGATCCATTCAACGACACTGCGTTGTCCAGACCTGTACATAATCTTTTCAATTGAATCTTCAGGTGTAGAATTAACTGGTGGAAATGTTTCATCTAACTGATGCACTAAGCCTCGGGATTGCATCCCCAAGGTCTCAAGCATATTGAGGGAGGTTGACATTACTATGCTCAAAAAATGCTGGCATCCGTGCAGACTTGGTAAAAGAAAGCTCTGGAGCTTTGCCTTCATACATCAAGCGATCACTAGAATCCAGCCAAAATTTTTTATCCAAATATTTATCGGGACTATTTTTAAGGGGTTGCATTACCCAATTGATAGTTGCCTTGCGGAGTTTATCAAGACTAGGGCTGAAAGTAAGCCCCAACTCCCGACAAACAAGACTATTGGCAGCAACGTGAATTTGTTCATCTCTACTTATATCCGCGCTGACTGTTCGCATTCCAGCGTCACCATTAGCGCGCAGGAATGGTAGAAGAACGAAGAATATCGCACGTTCGGCAACCATCGCTTTGAGGATTGTGTGATCAGGATGCGAAGTCCAAGCTTCCCTGAGCCGCAAAGCTTCCGATTCAGCTTTTTCGTCAACCCCGTAAGCATTGGCAATGTAACCAAGTGCCAGGTCGTGATTGATTTCGTCGGTGATGTTTGATTCCAATAACTCCCGCGATAGTTTTGGTACGTCGGTAGCCAAGCCATCACGGATAAAATCTCCCACAGGTAGTTCCATATGTCGTAACGCAAGAGCACGGTGTACCGTCTCTTCCGCCCCTGCCTTGCATAATCCGGCAGTTGTCTGGACTGGTGTCCATTTTCTTTTTCTGTTCAGTAGTTTTTCGTAAGGGTTCATTCTTGACAATCACATGTAATTTCTTCATTTAAAATGTCCTCCAAATAATTCTCTACATCTTCTGCATCTAGTGCAGCATATGCATCAGTCTTATCTTGTGTATCACTCATAACTTGAAGTGAATAATAGAGGCTTGTTTGCGGAGACCGAAGCCACTCTTCCACGAACGCATTGTCGTAGGTCACCATATCGCTCCAAGAATTGAAGCTGTAACCATGAAGAAGTCCTGTGCGATCAAGTAATGTCATCATTCCATCAGCGACTTGCTTATAAGCATCCCAACCAACTTCTGAAGCAATCTCTACATCGCCATAGTTATATGTTTGTACACCAAATGTACCGCTATCCCGATCAACAGTTCTGCTGATAGGTGGTGCAATCTCTGGTGTTGCAGTGAAGCCATCTAGATCTTCAGACCTATAGCTGCAAGATGCTGTAGGTGCAATAGCAAATGCACGTACCATCTTATATTCTCTTGCTATCTGTGCTGCACTATCAATACCTGAAGCAATCTCTGACACTAACTCAAAGGCTGGTGTACGTAAACTCTCTCCGCGATTGTATTGAGATAATGCATTACCAAACTGTCGGTATGTTATTCCGTACCTTCGTAGCAAGTTGGCAAGTCCGAGCATTCCCAGTCCGACTTGTCTATCGACTTCTGGTTTAAGATACTCCCCACTATCACCGATGCCAGTTGCTGAGTGGAGGGCACACAATCCCGACATACCTTCAACAAAAGCTCGCGAGATATCCCCGAACTCACAGGCAGATAGATTGACATGCTGCAACAAGCATGTGCCTCGTGAGGGCAAATATACTTCCAAGCATACATTGCCTCTGATTCTGTTTCCTTCATTGTCATACTTAACTTTGTTTAACCAAATGTCACCGGACTTGATTCCATAAAGTAGTTGTTCCTTAAACGTACAATCCTTCCACCACTCTTCAGTAATGTTGATGCAGCGTTTAACCCAAGGTAGCTCGGCTCTATTAGCAGTAATAAAGTCAATAGCATCTGGGTGGGATAAATCAAGGTGCAAAACAATTGCACCATTTTTATAATGACCGCCTCTGCGTAGAATCTCATTTAGTGAAGAATAAATTTTACCAAAACTTACAGGTCCACTAGCCATTACACCTGAAGTACGTACATACCCTTTAGGATCTAACTTAGATAGGTGAATCGCACACCCTGCACCGAAACGTAGGGCGTGACTAGCGAAGCGCCAACTAGCCTCAATTCCGTTCGGTCCTTCCATCTCATTTTCAACTACAAATACTGTGCAGCTGACAGGTAAGCGTCCTTTGGGGTTATCAATCCAGGATTGAACCCGTCCTGTTCGGGCAATTAAATTAGTCATTAAATTAAGTCATTCAAAAATGGTGGTGCATAGTTTGGTCCTTTAAGAACCTTGCCGTCTGCTCTGTAGAGGGGCTTTCCGTCTTCTCCTAGCTTTGACAAGTTTGATTTGTGTATACGACGCATGGCTTCGTCTAGATCCCACTCTTGGGATGCAGCCATTTGGAAGCAGACATATACAAGGTCTGCTAACTCTTTGAGTTGTTCACAATCATCCTTTAAATGGAATGCTTCGTGGTATTCACTCCACTCCTCATCTATCAAAGCTTTTTGAGTCGGCTTCTGATTCCCATTCGTCGTAAGATTGTAGGCTGCACGGAATTCCTCCGCCTGGTCCATCAACGTTTGGTGTGTTGTATAATTCATTCTCTAAATAGTGGATTGCTTTTTTTAAATCTACTCTTTTACTGTCTTTATATCCAGCACGGCAGATGTATTTCACTGCACAACCAAGGTGGTAATTTAGTTGCTGGTCTCTGATGAAGTCCCAGCATTCGATGGTGCCTCTTGTGTAGTAGGTAGGTGAGTCGGCCATTGTTTTACTAAGTTGGATACGGTATTGCAAAGAGCAAAGTTCTGACGTTGTAACGCCATAAATAATGTGATGATGTCTTCCTTATCTGCCTTAGGTAATAGATCTTCTAACCTCCGTAGCTTGAATGACTGCTCAACAGTCGGCTCGATAATCGGCGGTGGGGGTCCAAGGAATGACGGCATGTTCGATTGGGTCATAGTCGTTACAGGTAAGGATTCGTGCTAGGCGTGCATTCATCAATGCGTCGTCTTCAGTAAGTTCTTTATCTTTGAAAGCTTTGACTACTGTTTTCCACGTGTATCCGTGTTCTTCAAACAATGCAACGGCTCGCTTGATTCCAATTCCTGGGACGCCGGAGTAGCCGTCAGTTTGATCACCAGCTAATGTCTGAATTAGATGCCACTTAGCTCCTTCTACTGGATCAATGGTGGTCAACTCTTTCATGTCAAATAGTCTGCCTGGTATCTGTCTCATATCCTTGTCAGGACTACAAATAATATTATCAACGTGAGCTGTTGCATAAATACCCATAGCATCATCTGCTTCCAGTGTTGGTAGTTTGATGACTTCATAACGTTCTGCTAGCTGTGTGATAACTTTTCTGTAGCCACAAGGCTTTTTACGATTTCGATGTCCCTTGTAATCGGGATAAATTTTTTTCCTAAAATTCTTAGAGTCACTAAAAAATAGAATTAGTTCTGGTACGTCCCATACAAATTCATTCTTGATTTTTGAAAGGTCACGCTCTACATTCTTTAATGCTTCAGAGAATCTACTGATTACAGTGATTACATCATCACCCCAGTCAATATCTTCTTCTGCTCCTGCACAAGCTTTGTAGACTATGTAGTCAGCATCAATGAGTAGTTTCATTAGTGGACCTCTGACCAGTCTCCTCCTTGCTTTGCTTCCGCTTCGATGGGGATTCGTAAGTTGTAGTATTCTCCAGCTGCGAGACTGCTAAATACCAAGGATGTTGATAAGTCAGCTGCCTGTTCAGGGGCACATTCGTATTGTAATTCGTCATGTATAAAGGCGAGTTGTGAAGCACACAACCCAGTTTGTTTAATAGTTTCGTTTGTGATGACCATCCAACGCTTTGCTATTACAGCTGCGGATGATTGCAAGAGCATGTTTAATGCCTTGTGTGGGCTGTCAACAATAATGTGACGACCATCTATTGATTTGATATAACCCTTTTTGCTTGCCTCTTTAATTGCTTCAAGTAGTTCCGAAAGTCCATCAATACCTTCAACAAATGCTTCTCTAATCTCTTTGCCTTTCTTCTTAGCTTGTGTCTCATTTAATAGAGGGTCATAGGAAGTTCCAATTTTTTGGTTACCTGCCCCATAGATGAACGCGTAGGTAATTGTTTTGATAGCTCGGCGACTGACTCCAACTTTGTCTGCATTGACCTGATGTATGTCACCGTTGAGGAGAGTTTCGGTAAAAGTATTGCTGTACCTACCAAGATAGTGGCCGAGAAGCCTAAGTTCAATCCCAGAAAGATCGGCACCAACCATGACTTGGCCTGGCGTTGCTGTAAATAATTTCCTAAATTCATCATCACTTTTGCATTGCGCTAAATTTGGATTTCGGTGGGCACATCTATGAGTTACTGTTGCAACTGAACAGTGATGATGGATACGATTAGCAGTCGTACATAGCTTGAGCCATGCGTTGGTGCCTTCGGAGATCATCCCCAAGC